AGACTCTAGTTTAAACTATGTTAATCAAGCTAATGAACTCAATATGACAGTTGCACTAGTAACTACATTTGGAAAAGAAATTTCATTAGAATTAAATTCAGAGCCAAAACAAAACGCTACATTAACAGTTAATGCTCAAGGATGGGTCATTGAAGAGGCATAACATTACTACCTTATATATATAAGTAAATGTAATTAATTGAGGAGAAATATAGATGGCAGATTCAAACCGTGGTCTTGTCAATTACGCAAGTAAAGATTATCAATCTCTCATGAAAGAGTTTGAAGCATTAGTCCCTAAGCTCACTGATTTGTGGAAGCCTGAAGCTGATGCTGACCCTGGTGTAGTATTAGAAAAATTATTGGCAAGTACTGCCGATGTTCTTGGAGTAAACATTGATTATTTAGCCAGCGAGCTCTTTGCTCCTTCTGTAGTTCAGCGAAAAGACGCAGAGAAGATATTCGGATTAATTGGATATGATTTAGGTTTCTATACTGCAGCAAGAACCGAAGTAACATTCACAAATACATTATCAGGAACTACAAATCTTGATTTCGGATTCAATGGTTCTAATTTCTGCACTGTAAATGCTTATACAGATATCACTAATACAAGCAGAGTAATTACATATAACATTCTGCCTATGACAAGCAGTTATGGTGATAATGAAAGCAGAAATAGGAGAAGTGTTTTAACTGATTATGTTGACGTATTCGCTGAATATGATACAGTTACACTTGGACCTGGTGAATCTTGCACAAGAGTAGCAATTGAAGGCGACTTAAGAAGCTATTCTGTATCAGTAAAAGAAGTTATTCAAAATAACTATATCATCACACTTCCTTCTCAGCATGTTGATACTACAGCTGTATGGGTAAGAGGTAAGAATTCTTTATCTGCTACTACATTTGATAAAACTCAGTGGGTTCAGGTAGCAAATGTTGCCGAATTCAACACAGCAGAACCAAGATATTGCGTTACTTATGATAATTATTCAAATGCGCAAGTAACAATTTCTAATTATCTCAATCAGTTATCTAATTATGAGGATTATGTATTAACTATTCTTTGGGTTGATTGTTCTGGTGTAATTGGATGTGTTGGTGCAAATGTACTTACTAATCTGATTTATGCTAAGTCGATTTCAAACGGAAATCCTAATTATGATTCAGGAGAAATTTCTTTAAGTAATTTGTCTAATACAGTAGAAATGCCTCATACCTATACAGTAACAGGTAGGTCTCCTGAAACGGCAAAAGAAGCTTATCACAATAGTAGAAATTATATCAATACATGGGACAGTCTTGTTACACTTCCTGACTACACACGGTTCTTGAAGCGTGAAGCAGGGGTAGATTGCGGCATTGTATTAGATTGTCAGAAAGCTCTTGAGATTAATCTTGCGATATACAAAGACAAAAATCTGTCTGAAGGCCAGAAATCAAAGATGTACATAACCAACAAAGATTTTCCGGCTAGTGAAAATTCCTCGTTGTACTGGAGAGATATTCTTGATGATGAAATAGTAAACTTATCAAATAAGAAAGAGCTTCCATTTGCAGTAAATTTCCAAACTTCAACTGCAATGTGTTTTGCTATTCATAATGACTTCAAGGATGACACTTGGGGCCACGGACAAACAGACACAGTTCAAATTTCTAATTTACCCGGATATGTGAGATACAAGCCTCCGCAAATGTTCATTGATAACATCATAGCTGATTTCAGGCCTCTTCAGGCTATGACAACAGATTTGCAATTTGGTTATTGCAGAGTATTTGATTTCTACGTTGTAGGTCAAATCTACACAAATAGACCTGTTACATCTGATGTAGGTTCAATAATCATCGCAAAAGCTAAGGAAGCATTATCACTTTACTTTGCTCCAGCTAATAGAAGTTTTAACCAGAAGCCAACAGTCATGGAAGTAGTTAATATCATTCAAAACTGCGATGATAGAATATCTTATTTTGATGCAGGTAGCCCTAGCAATCCTGTAATCAAGTGGAATGGTTGCGATATTGAAGCGTTCAATTACATCTCATTCGCAAGATTCAACGAACCTTCTAATGCAAGTACATCAATCAGGATTGCACCTGAATGCTTGATACAATGAGGTGAGATATGAAAATAAGCGATATCTCAGTTCCGAACGAGTACAAAAAATCAGCGGATTTCAGATTTTTCATTCGCTGGTTTGAATACGCATTGACGAAATTACAGTATGACATCACAAATACTGTAGATTTGTATGACGCACTGAGATGTCCTAAAGATTTGTTATGGATGCTCGGAGATACTATCGGATATCAATATGACGATAGATTTTGTGCAGCATTCAATCGGTTTGTTATTCTATACTTCATGTCTATGATTAGGTATAAAGGTAGTCAGTTAGGGATTACATTAGCCGCAGAAGTTAATCTTAAACAAAAAGCGATTAATGATTACGGAAAAGAAAATGATATCCTCTATAACAGATTAGAAGATACATCAATTCCTGCTAATTCTGTCTACGTTGAATCTAATCTTGAAGATAAGTGCATTAACATAATATACTTTACAGATGAGAAACCTACTGACGCATGTGTTGAATATGTTAGACCTTTAGGCATGTATTGTTTCCAGCATGCAGGTGTAAGGATTGATTCTTTAACAAAGATTTCTGTAGATGCAAGATTAGCAAATGCTACTGACGCAACTGGCATAATTGGACCTACTAAGGTTGGTCATTATTCTAGAAATGATTATGCAAGAATGCAGAAGATGAGAAATGATAATCCACCTATTCTTGATACTCGTGATACACGAGATAAAGTATATGCGAGAAATTCTGCTTATGACGAAAGTCAAGGAATTGCTCCAAGTGTAGATGCAGGTTATCGTGCTCTTAGCTCACTCCAAATGGCTAATAATGAACATACAGTTAAATCTTTATTCAGTAAGCCTATTTTCGACTTGGGTTACGGCCCTACAGTAGATACAGTAACAGAGGTTGATGTGAACGACCCGAAGTATAATCTTAGATATAACAGAACAATTGATTTGGATACTCAGCAAGCTGTTGAAGGTACACTTCCTGTTGAAACACTTAATACAGAAGAAACTCAACACTATAATGCACCCGTACCTAAGGTCAACGGCATCATGTTACAGTCAGGAGATTCAATGGATAATTGAGGTAGGTAAGTATGAAAGATAGAAGACAATTACCTGCACTTGAGAAATCTACTAAAGTTAAGAATCCTGACCTTAATGATATCTCTAATAAGAATTATACTGATACTATTCTTAAGTACGGTGGATTAGCTACAAAGTTTCCACAATTAAATACAAATGCAAATACATTAGTAGCTGCTATTAATGAACTCTATGCAAGACCTATTGCCCATAATACTCATAATGTAGTAAATGGTGGCGGCTCTGTAGTAATTGCCAACCCTCTTGTAGGTCCTGATAATGTACTTGGCACAAGCAGTGAAGACTATATCGTCACTAATCGTGATTATTTCATTCAGATTTATCAAGGTGAATCCGCAGGGCTCCTCTATGCTATCAGTATTGATGGCTATATTTATGATGTCGAAAATGTTAGTGAATGCGATATTGATGATTTACAGAATGTAGATATTTCAGGTGCTACTAACGGTCAGATACTTCAATATAATGCTAATAAGATGTCTTGGGTGAATGTAGATTCATCTGTAGTTACTCCAAGTCTTGAGGCTTTAACAGACGTAAGTATCAGTAGTCCTCAAGCAGGGCAGGCTTTGATTTATGACTCTGTATCAGGTGAGTGGATAAACAGTATCGTAAGTACAGTAGGAGAATTAGACGACCTTGAAGACGTAGATATCACTTCTGTAGAAGGGGGTCAAGTTCTTAGATATAATCAAAATACATCAAAGTGGGAAAATTCGGATGACGGTAGCGGAGATATCTGGGAAGGTACACAGGCAGAATATGATGCTATCATAGATAAAGACCCTAACACTGTCTACTATATTACAGACGCTCCTGCTCAAACATTTAACGCAGATGCAGTAATGTATAATAATACTACTTCACATTTAGAAGCCACTACAGTTCAGTCCGCTATTGATGAAATAATAGCGACTAATGTGTATTGGACAGATTTGACTGGTACACTTATGACAGGGCAAACTAGTATCAGATTTTTAAATTCGGTGATTACACGAAGTTCTACTGTAAATGTGTTCGTAGATAGTGCATTTTTCGGAGTATCTCCTGTATCAATGTCAATCATTGATGGGGAGATTACATTAGGATTTGAAGCACAAAATTCAGATATGCCTGTGAAAGTGAGGATTAGTTAGTGAGTTGGGTTCCAGCCGAAGGTGGTAAGATATATGCAGACGGTAATGATATTGTATATCCAGTAGGTTCTCCGTCTAATGATAATAAATTATATGTAGAACGAGATGTAAGTAACATAGCAAACGCATTGGGAAAACAATTGAAAGTTTCTCAAATGGCAGACGCTATCGAGACATTAGTAGAGAGCAACGGATTATTTATTTGTAGTGGTAGTGTACTTTATGTAGATATGGACATTCACCTTTACGATGATTTTGCGGTAGTTAGTTGAGGTAATAGTATATGGCAACAAGATATTATGAATCGTCTTTTCAACTTATTAAAACTGATAGAGATACATCTTTAGCAAACTTATATAATTGCTTTCATCAGTTCGATAATAGGTTTACTGTAGAATCTGGCACAGGCTATATTGTTTTTAACAACATGGTTAAACTTGATATAATCGCTTCGAGTAGTACAGGTAACCCTACATGGAGATACTTAAACCCATTAGATACTGCCGTTGTCAGTAGTACACAGAGTTTTAATGGTAGTTATACCGCAAAAATAGTAATTACTGAACATAGTTTTTTATGTAGAGCCAGTAGTTCTAGTAGTTTTGTCTTGTTTATATATATTAAAGATAATAATACTGCATATCTATCATTGTCAGGAAATAGTACGGCTAATCTAGACGCTCTTACAAATATTTATAGAATGAATACTAATGGAATTGGGGACGTTTCTGGGTACGGTTTTCAGAAAATATGTAACGTGCAATTAATTTCTCCTTATGTGTTATTTTCAACTGCAAATGTCATAACTACAAGCGGTGGTAATTTTGCATTATTAGACGACTTCAGAAGTTGCTCGGTAGTATCTCCATTTTCTACTGTAACTATTAACAATAAGAATTATATGGCAATCGGTACAAATACTCTTGTAGAAGCGCCTGCAACATAAAGGATTAAGAAATGGCGAAGATAATTAAAAACAACATTTCATATACTTCAATACCTAGCTCCGCTAGTATGTTGCCTTACGATAATCACGATAGCGGTTTGTCTGCTGATAATGTCAAAGACGCTATTGATGAGTTAGCCGAAGGCGGTGGTGGAGGCTCTTCTACATTTGCAGGGCTTTCGGATGTCAGTATAACTAATGTTCAAAATGGGCAAGTCCCGAAGTATAATTCTCAAACACAGAAGTGGGAGAATGCTAATGAGAGTGGCGGAGGCTCATCTACTTTTGCAGGGTTATCTGATGTAAGTTTTTCAAGTTTACAGAACGGTCAGATAGCAAAATATAATTCCAATACTCAAAAGTGGGAGAATGCAAATGAGAGTGGTGGCGGTTCAACTGTCACAGTCACACAGATTCAGAGTACAGGCAATAAGATAGCAACTATTGGAGTTGACGGAGTTAATACAGATTTATATTCACCGAGTGGAGTTTCATCAGTATCTGTCACACAGGTACAATCTACGGGAACTAAAATCGGTACAATCAGTGTAGACGGCTCTTCCACAGATTTGTATGCTCCTAATGGCGGTGGAGGTGCATCAGCACTTAATGATTTAACCGACGTAACAATTTCATCTGCTACAAATGGTCAAGTTCTTACTTATGATAACAGCAACAGCAAATGGAAGAATGAATCTTTGCCTACTATTCCTGATGACATATCTGATTTAGGGGATGTTTCGATTTCGTCTGCCACTAACGGGCAAGTGTTAAAATATAATGGTACAAATTGGATTAATGCAAATGAATCTACAGGTTCTACAGTTTCGGTAACACAAGTTCAGTCTACTGGAACGAAGATAGCTACGATTACAGTAGATAGCGTTGGGACAGATTTGTATGCACCAAATGGCGGCGGCTCGTCATCTGCAGACCAAGTTTCATATGATAATACAACATCCGGATTAACAGCTACAAATGTTCAAGATGCTATTGATGAAGTAGTAACTGATTTAGGCAGTAAAGCAGACGCTTCTGACGTTCCACAAGATATCCAAGATTTAGATAACGTAACAATATCAAGTGCATCTAATGGACAGATATTAAAGTACAATGGCACTAATTGGGTTAATGCTAATGAAACAACAGGTTCAACCGTATCTGTAACACAGATTCAAAGCACAGGGACAAAAATCGCAACAGTAACTGTTGACAGTGTCGGGACAGATTTATATGCCCCTGCAGGTGGCGGAGGAACTGTAACAAGTGTTACTATTCAGGCGAGTTCCCCAATATCTATAGATGATTCTACTGCAATTACAACGAGTGGTACAAGAACATTATCTCATTCAACATCAGGGGCTACAGCAGGCAGTTATGGTGATTCGTCAGCACAAACACCTGGATATTCAGGGACATTTAAAGTTCCGTATGTTACTGTTGATACTTATGGACATGTGACAAATATAAGTGACCACAATGTAACAATACCTGCAGTCCCTAATCTTTCAAACGTAGGTGAAGTCAGTATAAGTTCACTTACCTCTGGAGATATTCTTAAATACAATGGCACAAATTGGGTTAATACTGCTGAAACATCAGGCTCAACAGTATCAGTAACTCAAATTCAGTCCACTGGTACAAAAATTGCAACAATTACAGTTGATAGCGTTGCTACTGACCTTTATGCCCCTACAGGTGGGGGAGGGGCTTCTGCCCTTAATGACTTGACTGATGTAACAATTTCATCAGGTACATTAGCACAGGGTCAATCTTTATTATATGATGGTAGCGAATGGGTGAATCAAACACTTTGGAAAGAAGTAACAGGTACACTTACCGCAGGTAGTACATCAATCACGCTACAAGACGCATCAATTACTACTACGAATACGATAGATATTTATACTGACAGTGATATTGATTATAATTCTGCTACTGTAACTACGGGTCAGATAGTTATAACATTTGACGCGCAACAAAGCGATATAGGTGTGAAAGTGAGGGTTTCATAATGACTTGGTATAGAAGTCATAAAAAAGGTTCTGGAGGTGGTGGTACAACTTATCCGACACTTATTGCCGCTATGAGTACACCGATAAATGCTTCAAATACTTTGACATATACATTCACAGAAAGCGGTACATTTCAGTATTATGCTTGGTGGATGAAGTATAATGCGTATGGAACTTCTTCCGATGTTACAATTGAACTTAATGGAACAGCTTTAACCCCAACAGCAACAGATTTTACTTCAAGTAAATCAATAGCTATAGCTGGCGGCGAAATACAAGCGTCAGTTGGAGATATCATTACATATACTAATGTATATACTAGTAATGCTTATGGTATGCAAGCATATGTAATTAAAGACGCAAATTTATCTAATTTGAGCCTTATTAATTTTGTTACAAATAATAATACTAAATTTAGTTATTCTCCATCTGATTTTCCGTGTATGGAAGCCGCAGGTATGCATAGAAATAATGCAAATAACTGGTGGTGTCATATTCTATCAAGTGCCTTGGAGTCTCCTGCTCTGCCGAGTGGTCTTGCATATTTCTATGACGCAAAATGCATTGCTTTTCGACTTTAATTTTTATCTTCTCTACAAACCTTTAATTACATTAGAGGTAATCTGAAAATGGCAGAAGATTTACTGTACAATCCAATTAAAGAATATCAGTTTCAGTCTGAATTCATAGGTGACGGTGAAAAGACTGAATTTCAGTTAAGCAAGATTGCAACTGAAATTATTTCTGTGTCTGTAAATGGTACAGAAACTTCTGATTATACATTTGATTTAGAAAATGATACAATAATTCTAACCTCTGCCCCTGCAGCTGATGCAGTAATCATAGTAACTTATAAAGAAGATTTAAGTTATGCACAAGGGCCTCTTGCAGTTGCTTCTAATTCTGATATAGCAAGGGACGAAGATGGTATAACAAAGCCTCATCTGCATCGAAGAGTTAACAATGATTTACCTGGAGACCTTTCAATTGATTTTCATGAAGAACAGTTTGTAGGAGATGACGAAACTATAACTTTCACTCTTGTTAATCATTCAGATATAGAAAAAGTAGTAGAAGTAAAAGTAAATAATCAGGATGTTGAGTATTCATTTGATTCCATGAACAATCAAGTTACATTGACTTCTGCTCCTGCCGATAAATCTTTGATAAAGATTGTATATTATTTACTTATTCCTAATAATTCTCCTGACCAATATTCAGTATTTGTTGGAGGGATGAATTCATTCAGAGGTGTAGAACATTTCTACTATGATGAAAATTCAGATACTTTGGAGATACCGTGATGATTGAGAATCCTTTAGATATAGTTAAGAGACTTGATGTCAAACAGAATGTCACGATTCGTATTATTGACGAACCTACAGGTAAGGTAGTACAAGAACACGTAGGGCATAATTCTGCGACTAATTCATTATTAACTGGAATTGCTCATTACCTCATGGGTGATGGAGTATTTAATCAGGGCGGAGATATTCTTTCTGCTTGGGTTCCTCAATATATTTCATTAGGTACAATGGGATTAGTTTCTCAAGATGCCGATGAAGATTATCTTCCTATCGGTATAGGTACTACTCCTTTAGCACCTTCAGGAGCTACTGCTACTGAACAAGAATTAAACACAGTATTAAGATATACAGAATACGTCAATCAGACACCTGGATTTGGGGCAGATGGTTATAGTGATAACATTAACAATGACCGTGAGTGGTTTGGATTAGGTCTACCTTATTCTGATAAACCTGCAAAAGTAGAACAATATTTCGGAGATGCAGGTTCAGATACATATACACTTTCTTCTCCGGTATTAGATAAAGCTGCTTCAAACATTGTTTCTATCATAGTATATCCTGACGGAGTAATCAATCAAGATATGCATGATACATCAATAAATAGAGTAGGAATATCTGCTAGCAACTATTCACTCGATGCTTCAGGAACTAAAGTAACAATAACTGATGGAACTTCTTACAGTGGAAGAATAGCGATTCAGTATAAAGTCGAAAGTAGTGAAGCAGTAAATTGTGAATTAATCAAAACATCAACACTTCGCAGTAAGATAACATACCGCAATATCATTCCTGAAGTACAGGCAGAAATTCCAAATACACTTGACGTTATATATTCTGCATTCATTTCAACTGGTGCTTTAAAAGAGTACAGAGGCGATAATGATTATGTGTATATAACAGAAGCAGGTTTGTGGTCTAGAAGTTATTATGACACTAGCGGAGATAATGGACTGCTAGCAGGCTACAGAATCCTTCCTACAGATGATGAGATATATGATGTTAGGTTAGAACAATCATTCGTAGGTGATGGAGTTACAACAACATTTGAACTCGACGAAGATGTAAATGAAATTCTCTCTGTAACAGTATCGGGTGAACAAGTCATCGCTTATGATTTGATTGATAACAACATTGTATTTAGCGAAGCTCCAGAAGCTTCTGCACCTATTGTAGTAACTTATACAACAACGAGCACTGAGTACACTTGGAAAGATATGACTAAAGAAGAGAATAGGCAGAAAGTTCAACAAAGTATTCTTAGAATCGGAAAGAACCAAGTGGCTCAAGTTATATGGAAACTTCAATTAGGTGGATTGCAACAACTAAATGGTCTAAGATATATCTATCCTTCTCAGTATCCTGAAGAGGTTTGGAATATTTGGTCATCACACTAATAGATAGGAGATATTACTATGGGTAAGAGACAACAAGAGTGGGAAGAGCGACAGAAAATTGAATGCCAAGATTTATTTGGCATTGAAGATGGATTCTTTACACGAGATGATTGCATTGAATTCATTGAAATTCCCCTTGAGGAAAAGATTAGAGAGACATACAATCTTGAAATCGATGAACCTGTAAATCTTCGTTGCTATATTGAAGATGGAAATGAGTTAGATGTAGACGTAGAATTAGACGGCTGTTTCTTTAATATCAAACTAGATAAGCCGATTGATATGCGGAGAATCAGAGCTCCTCGTGATTTAGAAAAATACATTCCTGAATTAATGGAGAAATTTGATAGAGAATATCAAGCGTGCTTAGGAGATATTGAAGCCTGCGATGTAACTGCTGCTGAATCTTTTGACGATAGTAATTGGGAATTCAAGCCTGTTCCACTGAAGTCATTAAAGAAAGGAACATGGTTCACAATCAAGCCGATAGCAGAACCTACAGACAAGCAAGTATACATCAAAGATGATTACGATAGAGAAGAAAAGAAATTCATGTGCGGTAGATGCGATGACATTTCATATTCTACATACTTCAAAGGCGACAAGTTAGTTTACACTGATTTTATTTACTAAAATCGTTATATTAAACATAAGATATAAACCTTTTATCAACGTATCAAGTTAAGGAGATACAAATCATGAAGAAAACATCTACTAAATATCTTCAAGAGTACGTAAAAGCAGCCCTCAATCAGAATGGTATCGAAGCTATTGCTTATAGAAATATCAAGCATTGTTTTGAAAACTTGACAGGTGAATGGTATAACTGTATTCAAGATGGTTGTCCTGAGTACATTCCCGATTCTTTAGAAGAAGCAAAGCAAATTATTTATGAAGAATCTCTTGTAAATAAGTACGATGAAGGGTATTGCGGCTCAGGTAAAGCACCTAGAGAGATGCGATTTGCAGGCACTAAGTTTGTCCGTGATTCTATTGATAAGCTTTTTGATGAAGATGAATATGGTGATGTTGCTGTACTTGCTAAAGAAAAGGGTTGGAATAGCAATGATGAAATTCAAGCTTGCGGAGATGTAGAAGCTTCTGAAGAAATATCTGCTGAAGTATTTGACCAGTTAGTAGATGCATACAGAGATTCTGGATTAGGTTGGTCACGTATTGTAGCTGAGCTCAAAGCTGATTACGGACTTGATTTAGCAAAAGAAGTTGCAGACACTGTTTGTTACGAAAGAAAGTATAAATCAACAAATGCTTCCAGCAGAACATTTACTAAGTATCCTTCAAGTTATGTTAGAGCCACAGAATTCTGGAGTACTTCAGTTAACACCTTAGATGATGTCCGTGTTGAAATCGATAAGGCAATTGAGGCTGGTGTAATTTTGGAGGATATCGAAGATTATCTTTCAGAGTTAGTCGATAAAGGCAAAATAACAACTGATGAGTATCAGCAGTTGTTAGGTGAATATGCTCAGATTTAAGGCATAGCAAGGAAATAGATAGTTATGGGAAGAGCATTTAGAAAATACTCAACCAACTACATAAAGGTTTCCGAAGATTCCAAGTCAATGACTAATCAAGAAGCCATAGGAATCTTAATGACCAAGAGGATATAGACGAGATAAATGAAGCTCTTAAATTGACTGTCAAGGCTTTGAAGGAAAAATAATATGGACGAATACGAATTAGATAGACGAGTTACAAAAGCAGTTGAAGATATTATTAGCGAAATTAAAATTCCGCATAATATACTAACGTATGCTATTGAACCCGATGTAGATGACAAATACTCTATACCTTTCTTCGTAGAAGTTAATGGTACATTTGGCCTTATTCATTATTTCTTAGATGTCTACACTTATGATGAAGATATAACAATCAAGTTTATATTTGATAGCGTATCTTTTCGTGATGATGAAATCAACGATGAAAATACTTTCAAAACAATCGTTGAAGGTATAAATGCTATATTAGATACTATTGATACAGATATGGAGATTTATATTTAATAAGAAGGTGATATAAAATGGAAAACAATGAAATCTTATTCACAACAGCAGGATTACTTGATTTCCTGAGACAGATTGACGAACTTTCCGATAAGGATATTTCAATCGATGAAACAGGTTCAACAATTGTAGTAACAATCGGAGAATCTGCTTATGAAATTGATACTAATCAGGCCTCAGATGTTGAAGTTCCTGACGAAGTAGTTGAAGAGGTCGCCGATGTAGCTGATGAGGCTTATGCCGAGTTAGGTGAAGACGGTGTTGAAATCGATAATCCTGAAGAAGAGCCTGTAGAGGGCGGAATAATCAGTGAATTACTCAAGACATTAGCAGTAGGCGGTATGGTCAGGCTTACTGGTAAAGTTCTTGGAGATGATTTTAAGAAATAGTCATTGTATCATATAAGAAATGCACATAGGGGGTGCAATAATATGAAAATATACTTAAAAGGTGAAAAGGATATAAATCCGGTAGCTGTACCTATTATGGGCATGGCTGTAATTGATAAAAATCTCTCTGGACTTCCTTATGATATATGGATTGACCCTGCAGCTGAGGGAAGAAATGTTAGACATAATTCTCCTAGGCTTAAAGTTCAAGTTGATGGAGAATTAATTCCTTATACTATAAGTGATAACCCTAAACAAGCTATTTCTAGTCGTAAGAAAGTTAAACATGAATCTGATATTATCAAATGGATAAAGCAAAATAAAGATGTTTTGTTGAGACAGTGGCGGAAAGAAATAACTGATAAAGAAGTATTGAATCTAGTAGAAAAGTTGAGATAATATTATGGAGCAAAAGTTATTAGATTTATTAAATAATCTTTGCAACGGTATGATTGCAGATGGCACAGTGTATGAAGAAGTTATTGATATGCTTGTAGCTTCTGGTGCAACTGTTTCATTACTTAAAGCAATTGGATTCACTGATGAGCAAATATGGGATTACGCATATTATGTATCTGTACTCGATGATATTTCACAAGAAGATGCATATAATGATATTCCAAAGTAGTATCTAAACAGTAGCCCCTATCTACTGTAGCAGATAGATTATAGCAGACGAGAATTATCTCGCCTGCTATTATTTTTGATTATTTAACCTTTATTATATCAAATAATCTACAAATAATTTCTGATTTCTTATTTTGGAGGCGATATAAATGGCAAAGAAAACTGCAATTAAAGCAACTGAAATGCCAAAGACATCATCTATCATCGGAACATTTACTGGCAAGTGTTGCGACGCTGCAGTGTTCAATAACAACGATATGAAATTGAATCGTGAATTATTTGAACACTTGCTTGCTTCTGATGAATATAAAGATGCGATGGAGCACAGATACTACATCGGATATCTTGGCCATCCGGAAGACCCAGGTGCTCAAACATTCCAAGATGCGTGTATTGTAATGACCTCAATGGAGATTACAGACGATGATGAAATTTATGGCACATTTGATTTGATTGATACTCCTGTTGGTCGCATTGTTAAATCTTTTATCGATGCTGGAGTACAGTGGGGAATTTCAATCAGGGGTGCAGGAGATGTAGATGCACAGGGCAATGTTGACCCTGATACATTTGTATTTAGAGGATTTGACCTCGTAGCTTTTCCTGCTTATGCTGACGCAGTTCCTGAGTTCCAGCAGATTGCTGCTTCTAAGAATTTAGACGACCAAGTTAAATTCAAGAGAGTTTGTGCTGCTATCGAGAAGAATATCCAAGATGTAAATGATATTCATACAATCGAAGCAATGCAAGAGCAGTTCAAAGAAGGTTCTGAACAATACAAGAAGCTCGAAGCTAGGAAAGAAGATATCGGAGTAGCAGACCAGAACATTCCTGATGATAAAGATGATAAAGATGAGGAATGTCCTAAATGCACCGATGAAGATAAAGAAGAAGTAATGGGCAAGAAAATCAAAGCAATGACTGAATTATATCTTGCCGAGAAAGAAGAGAACGATAAGCTTAGAGCTAAGTTAACTTCTGCTCAAACAATTCTTTCTGATACTCGTGCTCAGTCTAGAAGAAAGATTAGAACGCTTAAGAGAATAACAGCAAGTCAACAAGATTTAATTCAATCGAAATTAGATGATGTCAATGCATCAAACGTCAAATTAATAACAGCAAATAAGAAACTTAACAAAGAATTAGCTGACGTCAAAGCATCAAATTCCGAAATATCTGAAAAATTAAAATCAGCTAATAAAAACAACCTTATTTATAAACAGAAGATAGAGAGTTCCTCTTCTGATATCGAAGCAAAAGATGCACAAATTGCTGAGTTGCAATTAGAACTTGACAAAACTGTTGTAGCGAGCACTAATGCAACAAAAGAAGCATCAAACCGTGGTGAGCAAATTGATGGTCTTAAGGCTAAGATAACAGCTTCTAAGCAAGCACTTAATTCCGAAAGGGATAGGGCAAATGCATTAGAAGATATGTTGCTTGAATATCAGCAGGCTTATGCTAATATTTACGCAAATGCTATAGGAATCTCAGTATCTGGTTTACAGGTAACTGCTTCTACTTCCGTCAGCGATTTGGAGAACTTAATCCAAGGCGCAACAAATACAGCTAAC